ATCCAGAAGATTCTCCATGTCATCCCGGTGTTCCACTTACTGGATATGGTGATATTCCAGATTCTTCATTAGGATTAATACCAGTAAGAATAGTATACAAGCAAAAAATAGAAACACCCGGAGGAGCAACAGATCCTTGTGATCAGTTTCAATATACAGGAAATACAATACTTAAAGGAATAGGATATATATTTGTAAAAGTAGAAAATAATAGTGGTAATGTAATTTTATATGTTCATTTACAAGAAAATATAACAATAAATTATAATTCTAATTTTACAAGAGAAGAATATTTTATTGAATCTGTTGAAATTAATTCTTCTGGTAATCCTTGTTTCAGATATACAATAAACGAATTAAATCGATTAGATGTGTCTCAAGATGAAAACACATTTAAAAGAATAAAATTTAAAGAAAATGGTAATTTTTCACCAGGATATCAATTATCATTTGATGGAACTTTTGGTCCAAAAGTATATCAATGGTCTGTTAAAGATTTACTAATTTCAGGCCAATCAACAGCATCATTTATTGAAGCAAATATTTATAATTGGGTTCCAAATTTATCATCTTTATATATTAGAGAATGTCTTCCAAATAAACCATTTGAAATTATAAATGGAGCAGTAATGCAATATAATAGTATTGCTAAATTTGGAGATAAAGGAATAAATATTTCAGAATCTCAGTTATCTACAACTTTAAATGATGTTAGATTTGTAAATCTAGTAAAGCACATACAACCATCAGAATCAATTTCGGCAAGAGATCAAGATTTGGTTTATAGTGAAGAAAAACAATTAATTTCTTCTTGGACTAATGGTGGTGAAAATTTAATTCAGACTCTATCTAAACAAAATAATTATGAGCCGGGTATTAACTATACTCCTGGGCAAAAAGTAATACAAATACACAATTTAAATTCAGACAACACAATAGAAGACTATAAGTATGCTTTTGGAACTGTCATATCTTGGGATTATCCTGATTTAACTAATCCTTCAGATTTTTCTCCAATGAAATTGGTCGTAAAAATGGATAAAAAAGGACCAAAAAGTCCAAATCTAATAACAGATTCAAGTCAATATTCTGACTTAGAAATATTTAAAGTTGGTTCTCTAGTTAATTCAGATCAAGAAATTGAATTTGATGGTAAAATTATTCCTTATAATGATTCTATATTTGATAATTTTACTGTTTTTACAGATTGGCCTTATGAAATTAATAATCCAGGACAAACTTATTTCACCACTATAAAAGATGGAACTATTGTCAATGATGCAGAAATTTATTCTGAAATAAGCGAAACACCTTTGCCATCAACAATAGGAACTACTAGAATTAGATGCATAGCATTAAATCCAAATTTTGATGTTTCTGAACCATATCCATTATTTAAATTCTTTTTGTTTGATACACAAATTTTTGGAATAGGTTCATTGTTTGGTAACATTAGTCATATATCATATCGATATGATTTAACAGATACTTCAAATATATCAAGAAAAATAATCGAAATAGCACCAATTTCAGGAAAAGAAATTTATTTTGAAAATATATTTGAAAATTCTTTTGAAACAAGTAGAACTGTTATATTTGAACCAAATAAAGATAAAATGTTTATTAATCTTCCAAAACCAATAGTAGACACTCCGTTTGAAAGTGTAATGGAATCTGAATCGCTTTCTTTTGAAATTCAAAAAATATATTCAGTAACTTTTCCAGAATTACAAAATATTATAGAAATTCAAGTTGATAGCGGACCTTCTCCTGTAAGTCAAGAATCTGAATTTTTAACACAAGAACCGGGGGTAAATTGGTTTGTTATTAATAGAAAAACAGGAGAAGCATTTGATTTATACCCAGAATCAAAATCTCCATTGTTATACAATGAATTAATTTATTCTTTACCACAAACTAATAAATTAAAATTACAAAGACAAATTGATGTAAATAATGCAAATAATGAAATTTTAGTAATAGCAAAAATTAGTGTAACTGTTAATTCAGCAAATATAAAAACAAAACAATTAATAAATCAAACAGAATTTTTAATTAATCCACTAATTAAAGAAATAAAAGGAAAATATAAAAATCGTTATTATTTTAAATTAATGTCAAATACTTCAAATAAAGGTTTATTAGAAAAAATAGATTCAATCTATGTTACAGATACTTCTGGGCAAATTCAGTTGGGAACTAAAAATATAATAGATTTATTTGATATTGATTATGGAGTTAGTGATCAAAAAATATCAAGACCAAAATTAATTTTAAAATCAGGATATACAAATTCAAATGGTACTTTAAAATCAGAATATTTTACAGGGTCTGAAAATCAGCAAATAGATTCTAGTAGTATTAATCTTCAAATTTCATATTCTATGTTTAAGATTGAATCTTCTGCTGGAATATTTTCCAGAGAATCATTTAAATCTTCAAATAATAAAATGGGAATAAATGAAATTCCATTTTATAATAGTCCGAATAATGGAAATATTTATCATTATTCTGAATTGATTGATTTTAGACCATCCGATTTATTTGATTCAACAGAAAAAACATTAGGAAATACTAAATTTGTTCCTCATCCAGATTGGTCTGATAGCATTAATTGTACATTCTATCTTCCAAGAAAAGATAGATTGGTATTAACCAAAAATGGAAAAATAGAGGTTATATATGGAGTTTCATCAATAACACCATCTTTTCCACAAGAACCTAATTCTTGTATGTCTATTTGTTTATTAAATAAATCACCATTTATATTTAATAACAAAAATGTTCAAGTTATACCTCTTGATAATAAAAGATATACAATGAAAGATATAGGAAATATCGACAAGAGAGTTAAAAAATTAGAATATTATACTTCTCTTAATTTATTAGAATCTAGTTCTGATAGTCTTTTGATAACAGATGAAAATGGAAACAATAGATTTAAAAGTGGAATATTAGTTGATACTTTTACGGGTCATGGAATAGGAGATGTCTTGCATCCCGATTACAATATTTCAATAGATCAAAATGAAAATTATGCTAGACCACCTTTCATAATTCATAATTCAAAATTAGTATTTGATTCTTCTGAAACACAAAGCAATATGTTTGTAGAATCCATAAAACCAGATACACAAAATATAAAAACTGGTATTTTTACATTTCCTTTTGTAAATGTTCCTTTTGTTGCTCAACCATTAGCTTCCAGATCTATTTCGGTGCAACCGCACGAAGTAGTAATTTATAATGGTGAAATTAATGCTTTTCCTTCTTCTGATTTATGGGTAGATCAAACTAGAAATCCTGATGTAATAGTAAATATTGCAGGAAATAATGATGCATGGCAAGCAATAACAAATACAATAACTAATAGTGGCCAAGGTCCATTTGGTGTTCACTGGGGAAATTGGCAAACTATAGGTCAAACAACAAACACTTCTATTGTATCAGATCAAATAAACACTAGAAGATGGGGGGGTTTAATAACTTCACAAATAACAAATATAAATGAACAGCAACAAAGAACAGGAACTTTAACTGAATTAATTTCTACGGAAATTTCAAATTCTTTGGGAGATAGAATAACAGATGTTTCTATAGTTCCATTTATGAGATCTCAAACTATTCAATTAATTGGAACTGGATTAAAACCAAATACCAGAATGTATGTGTTTTTTGATGAAATAGATGTATCTGAATATTGCTTCAATTATTCAACGCAACAAGATATGATAAATGCAACAAATGGTTCATCTTTTGCATCATCTCCTTCTTCTGCCTTAAAAACAACAAATGATGGTAAAATTTATATTAGATTTAATCTTCCAGATTCTGTTTTTAGAACGGGAGAAAGAGTTTTTCAAGTCATAGATAATTCAGGAAATGATAAAACTAGAGCATCAACATATGCTGCTACTAAATATTTTTCAAATGGATTAGGAGTTACAAGAGAACAAACTATTCTTACAACTAGAGATTTTCAAATAAGAAATACAGATATAAATGATACTAGAAGTGTTTTAGTTGGAACTAGTTCTGTAGAAATAGAAAGAGAAACTTGGTGGACAGATCCTCTTGCACAAACATTCTTAGTAAATGAATTATTGTATCCTGAAGGAATCTACATAAAAAATATTGAATTATTTTTTGCAAGAAAACCAACAAACAATGAAAATTTATCGGTATCTGTTGAACTAAGACCAGTAAATAACGGATATCCAGATTCAAGAAAAGTATATCCTGGAGGAATTTCTAGAAAATTAGCAAAAGATGTAAATATCTCAGATAGTCCAGATGCCAATGATACATCCACAAAAACTGTATTTGAATTTGATTATCCAATATATCTTGAACCCGGAGAACATTCTCTTGTAATAAGAGGACAAAGCGAAGAGTTTGAAGTTTATATTGCAGAATTAGGTCAAAATATAATAAATAGCGATGTACAAATCACAAATCAACCATATGCTGGTGTGTTCTTCACTTCTGCAAATTCCAGTACATGGTCTGCAGAACAAAATATAGATCTGATGATGGTACTAAATAAGTGCGAATTTACAAAAAATATTACTTATTATTTACCAGTTAAAAATCAATTATCTACTACTCAAAATAAATTTGAAACACTATTCTTACAAAGTAATTTTATGGAATTTAATTCATGTAGAGTATCATGGTCTGCAAAATTATTCCCACATTTAGAAACTGCTGAACAATTTAGCATAATTCCAAATGTTGATACTCGCTTAACAAAACAATTTGAATATGGAATGCGATCAGATAATTTTGAAGTTCCAGCAAAATTTATGCTATCTGCTAAAACTATAAATTCTGATGTTTGTCCGGTAATAGATTTGGAAAGATTGGGATTTATAGCAATAAACAATAGAATAGAATTTGATGATTCTGAAAATAATGGAGAGATTTCACCATATGCTGATTATCCAACAGGAATTCCTAGATCTAGATATATATCTAGAATAGTTACATTAGAACAAGGGTTTGAATCTAATAATTGTAAAGTAATATTAACTATAAATAAACCAAAAAATAGTAACATACAAGTTTTTGGAAAATTCCAAAGTGCTTATGATACTGGAGATTTTCATAACAGAAATTATATAAAATTAATACCACAAAATTCACAAGTATTCAATTCTTTTGAAAGTCAAAGAGATAATGAATGGAGAGAATTTACATTTAATTTACCAAACGAAACAGAAGAACCATTTAATAAGTTTTGTATTAAAATTTGCTTATATAGTACAGATTTTGTAAATATTCCAAAAATAAAAAACATGAGAGCAATAACAATCATATGAGAGCTAAATTTGAAAATAGATCAGATATAGTTAGAGACATGAATAGCAAAGCTATATTGTATGTAAATAAAGAAAAATTATTAGAATACAAATCTAATAAAAATTTGATAAATAAACATAACCGTTTATCAAAAGACATATATAATATAAAGTCAGAAATAAAAGAACTAAAAAAAACCATAAATGATTTTTTACAATCCATGAAGGAGAATTTTAAAAATGAAGACCGTAAAAATGATAGATGTTTATAATTCTGTTACTTCTTTAAATGTTCTTTTAGAATTAAAAATGCCAGTTAAAACTAGTATAAAAATTGTACAATTAATACAAGAATTAAATGAACATTTAAAAACTGCTGAAAAATTAAGAATGGATTTAATATCAAAATATGGCAAGAAAAATAAAGAAGGAAATCTAGCAGTTCCTGATTCTAAAAAAGATCAATTTTTAGCAGAATTAAATAAAGTTTTATTCGAAACTGAAGTAAATATAACAAATGAAACTTTAAAATTGGCTGATTTTGATGAAAACTTTGAAATAAGTCCATTACAACTTTCATTTATTAAGTATTTAATAGATTCTTAATTTTCTAAATTTCCTTGTTGCTAAATAATGAAAAGAAGTACCAAGGAAACGAAAAATGGCAACACCTTTTACCAGAGAAGAACTAAAACAGTATGCTCTTCGTCGTCTGGGCTATCCTGTCATTGAAATCAATGTCGATGACTCACAAATAGAAGATAGAATTGATGATTCCTTGCAATTTTTCGCAGAATATCACTTTGATGGAGTAGAAAAGGTATATTTACCAAAACAAATTACTCAAAAAGACATAGATAATGGTTATATTGACCTGAAAGAACCAACAGAAGCAGACAATACAACAACACCACCAATAAAAGCAGCACCAGCTTTAGATCCCACAGGTCAATCAATAATAAGCGTAATAAAGGCATTTCAACTTTTTGATACTTTGGGTGGAACAGGAATGTTCGACGCAAGGTATCAAATTGCATTGAATGACTTGTATGGTCTTCGCACAAATACTTATAGCGATTCATTGCAAATTTACAATTATACCAGATCTCACATGCAAATGCTTCAAGATTTATTGACACCAGAAAAAGCAGTAAGATTCAGCAGAGTGACGAATAAAATATTCGTAGACATGGATTGGAAAACCCATCCAAAAGTTGGTGAATACATGATGTTTGAAGCATATCAAGTATTAGATCCTGAAAAATATGGTGAGATTTATAATGATCGTATTCTTAAACAATATGTAACAGCCAAGATAAAAGAACAATGGGGAAGAAATCTTTCAAAATTTGATGGAGTATCTCTTCCTGGTGGTGTTTCGTTGAATGGACTCAGAATTTTAAACGAAGCACTTGAAGAAATTAGAAAATTAGAGGAAGAAATTCAAAGCAAGTATGAACTTCCACCAATGTTCTTCGTAGGGGGTTAAATTGGCAATCAATCCATATTTCAACAATTATACATATGCTCCAACCCAAAATCTCATAGAAGATATTGTGTTGGAATCCATAAAACAATATGGAATTGATGTTTATTACATTCCAAAGAAATTCAATAAACTTGATAACGTATTTGGTGAAGATATTCTTCAGGAATACAAGAATGTTTTCAAGATAGAAATGTACCTTGAAAATTTTGCGGCTATGGGAGGAGAAAGAGAGATTATTTCTAAATTTGGACTTGAAATAAAGGATGAATTTTCTCTCATAGTTTCAAAGAAAAGATTTGAATATGAATCATCAAAACTTCCTGTCATGAATTCAAGACCAGTTCAAATTGAATCTCCGATGATGGGTGATTTGATTTATTTTCCTTTCACGAAAGGATTATTCGAAATAAAATATGTCGATAACAAGCATATTTTTTATCAACAAGGAAAGATCTACACATATAAAGTAGATTGTGAACTCTACAAGTATTCTTACGAAAAATTCAATACTGGCATTGATGATGTAGATGATATCGAAAAGAATTTGGTCAACGGAATTGATGTCAATAGTGATGGAACTCCAGATTATTCACAAAGAAAAATTGGACTGGATGATTCTTCTTTCATACAAGATAAATCTTCTAGTATAATAGATTTTTCTGAAAAAGATCCATTCTCACAAGGTAATTATTAATGTTTAGTACATTTTACCACGAAATAACTAAGAAGACAGTAATTGCCTTTGGTACTCTTTTCAATAATATTTTTATAGAAAGAAAAGATAATCAAGGAATTGTTCAGCAAAAAATAAAAATTCCATTGACATATTCTGCAAAAGAAAAATTCATGCAGAGATTGTCAGTAAACTTAAACGATCCATCTGCATATGCAAGTCAGATAATTTTACCAACATTATCATTTCAGATATTGAATATTGCCTATGATTCAGATAGAAAAAAAAATTCCATGACAAAAAGATATGCACAAGATTTATCAATAACAGATGATATTGTTTTTAAATATCATTATGCTGATGTTCCATATAATATCAATATGCAATTATCATTGTACTCTAGAAATATAGATGATGGGTTGCAAATAATGGAACAAATTTTGCCATTTTTTACTCCAGAATTTACTGTTACAATAAAGCCAAATGTACTCAAAGATCAATATGAAAAAATTGATATTCCTATAATTTTAAATGAAGTTAAATATACAGAATTATATGAAGGTGAATTAGTAAAGGAAAATACACGATTTTTAAATTGGGATTTTATCTTTACCATAAAAACTACAATGTTTGGACCCGTTAGAAATGCAACTTTAATCAAAAATATAGACATAAATATCTTTGATAATTTTGAAGGGAGCGGATTAGATGATTCCTGCTTGTAAAATAAACATAAAACCAGTAATTTATTTAAAAAATACAGATGATGAATACATAAGAGATACTAATGGAAATAAAATCATTGAAAAAATAGGAAATGAAGTGTCTCCTTTGGATATATACGAATATAAAATAACAATTACTGAAAATTTTTATAATATTTTAAATGATATTGAAATAAAAGTAGTAAATATTTAATAGGGCAAAAATGTCTAGCATTAAAACATATAATTTAGAAAATTTAAATGATTTACAATCTATTCAATTAGTAGTTACTAATAAAAATAGTTCTGGTATTGAAGTACCAACAGTACAAAATGGAACAATATCTAACTATACTTGGAAAAGAAATAATACAATTTTAAAATCAGGATCTTCTAGTAGTTTTAGATATTATACACCTGTAGAACAAGATGTAAATCAAACAATATCTTGCGAAGTTACTGCAATTTCTAGTTATAATTCAAATATTTTTGTTAAAAAAATTAGTTATATTCAAATATTATTTAATGTAATAGAAACAGATATAGTAGTAGAAACT